CTTGCGCCTTTTGCTGATGCGTTACTTGTAAGCTCTCCATTACCAATAAAATAAAATCCTACTGGTGGTTTAAATTTAAGCAATGCTCCAGCTTCTACATATTTTAAAGAACCGCCTGTAAATGTTCCAAGTTGATATGCAACATCATTAATATTATTTAATAGTCCTGTTGAACTGTTAGTTGTCTTAGTTGACTGCTTCCATGTAGCATTAAGATCACTAACAATAATCTTAGCATAGTTTGCAAAGTAAAAGTTACTAATTGCTCTATTTTGTATAATAGGCAATATTGTATTTTCAATAGCGCCTTCAATATCTGTTTGAGTGCCAAACGTAAAAGACGTTTTGTTTTCATATGGCTCTCTATAAAGTATTCCATCACTGCCATATAAATTTGTACTAGAATATTTTCCAGTAGCATCTTTAAGATCAAAATATCTACTAATACCACTAGCAATTCTATTTGTTGATTTTACTTTAATAATTTCTTGATTAGTTGTTAAAGGAACAATATTATAATCTTCGCCAGTAACCATTCTATTTTGTGTATAGTAAGTTTGCGGAGCGTTAGTTCTAATACTTGAAGTTGTTTCACTAATAGTAGCATTAGTTACTGGTGTTTTAAGTTCTAAGCCAACAGTCATTGTTTCTGTTGTTCCTGCCTTAGAAAGATAAGGAAAACTAATAGTAATATCTGTTAATTCACTTGGAGCAATACTTAACGATCTATTAGCACTAGTTCTATAATAAACTCTAAATCCGCCTTGCGGCAAGTTACCAAATGTGCCGTCTGCAAATACTAAACTAATCTCGTCATCTGCTCTAGTTTGTACAACATAAAAATCTTTAAGTTTTTTGTTTAAACTATTATAGATTGCATTGTTCCCTTCAGTTGAACTTACCTTTGTCCAAATTTTACTAGGAATACCATTACTGGTTAAACCATAAAGCCAAACATCAGTATCATTAATATTTTCTGCTTCAATTGAAATCCTTTGATTAGCTGACGGAGCTGAAACGTCAAATGCGTTAGATTTCAAACTTCCTTGTCTAAAATGTAAAAAATATCCTGAGTTTGAACTTCCTGAACCTCTTCCATCTTCTCTATATAAAAATGCTAGACTATTTCCTGGTACAGGATTTTCTTCTGTTATTACATTAAAGTCAGTATCAATACCTGTTGATACAATTTCAAATTGTGTTGAAGAACCGTTAACTGATTTACTAAAAGTATATATAGGAACATCGTTACCTGTAGATGTAAATCTATACTGTTGTGTAAGTACTCCATTAATTGCTTTGGTTATTGATGGCTTACCAACTGTTCCGTTTTGTGGAAGTGCTGAATTCAACACACGCCTAAATTGTTCTGACCAGTTAGCATTACTAGGGTCATTCCAGATAATAGTTTGGTCTGATAAGTTAGTGCCATTACTGTCAATTAAATTTTCTGTAGTGCTTACTGTCTCAAATTTAAGTAGTCCGTTTGCACACTGATTACGTCTAGGATTATATGAAAGCATACGAGCTAAACGGAGAACTGATTCTCTACGTTCTGCTAGTTCTAAGAAGTTTTCTCTTGCGTTTAGGTCAACTCTATAACTAATGTTCTGACCTAAGAATGCAATCATATCAATTAGTGCAAGGTACTCTGATGTATCTACATAATCGTTAAAATCTTCTGGGTAATTTTGTCTTAGATAGGTGATCATTGCCCGTCTAAGTGTGTCAAAGTCGTAGCTACGGAATTCCGCATTACGGTAACTTTGATATACTTTTTGCCAATCTTCTGCAAGTAGCAATCTATTTTGTCTGTCGGTTGATGACATTGATTATCCTTCTTTAAACTCTACTGTATTTATTGAAAACAATAATACTAGTAGTTAATTGTATCACGACAATCCAACGCTTTTATCAAACTGTAATCTTAGTTGTTCACTAATATTGTAGTCTAAGTACATCAACGTACATTCTATTTGTAATCCGCTTTCGTATTCCGAAACTTGAACTCCTGTAGCTCTAGTTCTTGGATCGTAATTTACAATATTTGTAACATTTTCTGTAATTGCGTCTTTTAGTTGTGATGTTAATGGCTCGTATAAGGCATCCCAAATAATACAACCAAATCTAGGATCAGATAACTTTTCTCCTTGGCGTATATTAAGATGATTTAATAAATTTTGTTTAATTAATGAAACATCAAATTGTTGGAAAGAATTGTTGTCAGGATTAACTGTGCTGAATCCTCTGTATGCCTTCTGTGATACAGGAGGTTTTGACTGCCTTTTAGGAGTAATTTTAATTGTTTTGTATAAATCTGTTGCCATATTAATATTTACCTTATTTTATCCGCCGGCGAAAACATTAGGACTGCCAGCCGCTACGCTTGTACAACCTGATATCGCATCTCCTATTCTGCCTGTTCCTTTGCCATTTGTAAAAACTGTTGTTGATCCTACTGCTATTGGTGCGGCATGACTTGGACATGGTACAGGAGGTAGTAAATGTGAAGTATTATTATCACCCTGTCTACTTACAGATATTCCATTTGCAAATACATCACCTGATCCTTCTGCTCTAGTCATACCCGAACAGTGAGCTACATCTGCATCTCCAATTCTAGTTACTGCGGGCACGTTCTATCTCCATTAATGTTTCTAATCTATCTGGCCATTGTGCAATTTCTTGGTGTTGTTCTTCAGTATGTGGCTCAGGGGGTACTGAAGGATTGAATTCAATTATGTGATCAAAGTCTAGAGGAATATCCTCAAAATTTGTGTACGTAAAAAGTTCATTGTTTTTCATTATTACAAATTTATGCATTACTGTACCTGTGATGTTCCTGCACCTTTATCGATAGGTGTTGATAAGATTAAACTTGCTAATGGTGTAAGTTCATTATTAATGATTTTTTGATAGAATCCTTTTCCTAATCCAATTCTGCTTGCTGTGTTTGATCCACCAGCATCTGCGTATCCTACTGCTTTTTTAAACTGTGTACCTAAAGCATTAAAATCTGCACTTGTCCAATCTACACTTTTACTTTTTAAGTATGCTACTGCAACTTTTGTAGCAACTGTAGGATCGTTTGCCATGTCAGCATTGTTGTAAATATCAACACCTGCTAGTCCGCCATATTTTTTATAGTTACTTGTTCCTGTAATTTGTATAAGTCCTCTACCTCTATATCTAAATCCGTCGCCTGTTTCTGCAGAGCCGTTGCCCATTCTATTTCCGTATACTGAGTTTGCAATAGCAGGTGGTCCACCTGCAACAAGTGTTTCAGCTTTACGCTTGCCTGCTGATCCGCCAAATCTATTTGGCCATACACGCTGTAGAGTTGATACTCTATAGTTCATATTTTCTGACCTTGGTTCAAAGTTACATTCTTTTTGTACTTGGGCACAAGCCATTGCTAGTGCATGAGCATTTGTTGATTTCCAAGTTAATGGATCTAATCCTAAACCTTTTATAAGTTCGCTTAAGAAATACCGTTGCATATCGTCAACAGGCACAGGATCTGCTGGCTGGTTACCTGATGCATTATCTGTGTTTTTAGTTGGAATTTTGTCAGCATCAAACGTTTCTTTTACACGCTCACCTGTTACTGGATCTTGGATATATGCATCTTGTGCATTATAGATACCCGATGTTTCTGAGTAATCAGGTATATCACTATCTTTATCAATCTGAGGTTGTTGTAATCTAACTTCTGGTGACGGTGATAATATACTTGCTGTAGCACTAGGAGTATGTCCTGCTGGATTAATGTTTTCGTGTCCGTCCCATGGTTCGTGTCTTGGAATACGTCTTGGTCTGTTTGCTTCAACTGCAACACTTGCTCTAAGTGCATCTGCTGTTACTCTTAATGGATTTCCGCTTGCATCATTCATAACTACATTATCTTTATCAAGCACTCGGCTAGTATTATCTATTACTGAATTAGTTACCGGAAAACTAAATGCATCGCCAACTGTATCGGCAACATCTGCTGTTGTTGCAGGCACTGTACTATTCATGTGTATTTGTGATGCAGTTTCTGAATGTGTTCCTACACTTAAAATAGAAGTTAATGTTCCTGCATCTAATTTATTTGCAAGAGTACTTTTAATTTGTGTACTTGCTCCACTAGTAAATTTGTTATCACCAGCGGTTTTTAAATTGAATGCACCATTTACAGTTTGTCTATAATCGCCAACTACTTTACTATGCAAGTTTGCGTTTATAGCAATATGTCCATCTTGACTAACTTGTAAATTATAATCTCCACTAATAGTAGAACGCTGTGTTCCTTTAATTTGAATATCTTGGTCGCTACCTACTGCAACTGTATGATTATTACCTGTCCATTCGTTTTTATCCATTCCAACAAATGTAGTTTCGTTTTTATTTGTTTTAACATCTCTATCATTATTAACCATTAACTTATAATTACGTCCTGCTGTAAAGTTAATATCTTTACCAGACTCAATGTTTATATCTCTATCAGCTTTTATGTTAAGATCTGTTTCAGTTCTTAGGTTAATACTATCTTGTGCATACACATCAATTTTACCATTTGATGTTAATTCAATCCATGCTGTACCATTTGCATTACCAATGTAAATTAAGTCTTCTGTGTTGTGTAATAAAATTTGATGGCCTGTTCTTGAACGTAATCTAATATGTTCATTAAACGGTAATGTAACATCTGACTTACTAATATTATCAGGAGTATTCTCAATATCATAATATAGTGCGGGATTTTCTTTTGCTATTCCATTTCTAAGAATAGTAGGATCTCCGTCATCCATTGTAAATGCAGATCCGCCTAGTCTGCTTCTAAACATATAAGCTGAACTTCGTACATCTCCATATTTTCCTTTTGGCTTGCCGTCACGTTTATCTAAAGGTCCTGGAGTATTCCAACCATAAACAGTATTAGGAATGTCACGTCTTGAACTTGTAGTTGTTGTTCCTCTAATAACATCTTGTTCAAGACCTTGCTTTGCAAGTGTCAAAGACATCATAGGATTAATAGGTCTTGGAAATTTATCTGGATTATTTCCTTTACGTATATCTAGAGGTCCTGTTGCGTTAGCTCCAATACTTTTATTAAATTCTCCTACAGGTAAACTTTTACCTTTGAAGTCATCTAGTATCCCGTCTTGTACAATATTAGTTGACTTGTCTGCTGGATAGCCACCCGGAACCATCATGTTCATATATTCGTCTTGAACACATCCTATCCAATAACACTGGTTTGGTGATCCTTCTGCAAATATAACAAGAACTTTAGTTCCTGGATCAGGCGGTACTGCCCAAAATCCATAACTCTGTTGCGTATTATAATAGTCGTTATTTTTTCCGTTACTACGAACATCTGTAGTTCCGTAAAACGGTGAGCAATATCTAGCTGTAAATAATTGTCCGTCATCTA